GCGTCAACGTGCGCAACATCACAGAGACAGCAGGTGGCAGCGATGGCGAACAAGACGACCGTTATCGCGTACGCGGTTGGTTGATGCCAGAGTCGTACTCGACGTGTGGTTGTCGCGAAGCGTACGAGTATTGGACGTTTCAAGCGCACCCGGACATTATTCAAGTCGTCGTGCACAGCGCGCCAGAGATCGCAGGCGAAGTGCATTTATACCCGTTGATGCGCGGCGGCGAAGTACCTACGCAAGAGATCTTAGATCTCGTGCTCGACATGTGTTCACCGAAAGACAAACGCCCAACGAGCGATTACGTCACAGCGTATTTCCCGACTCTCGTCAATTACACTGTGCACGTCGATTGGTGGGCGTTGCGCGATAACTTGATCCCGATCGAGCAGATCACGACGAAAGTGAACCAAGTCGTCAACGATTGGATTCTCTGGACTCGAGGCGCGATCGGTGGGGATATCATCCCAGACGATCTGATCAGGCGCGTGATCGCTGCTGGGGCGAAACGGGTCGCTGGCCCGAACAGCGCGCCTGGGGCGTTCGTTGCGATCGTCCCTGAGTATCGCGCCCTCGAGTATAACGAGCTCGCTGTCGTCGCTGATCCGACCAACGACGTTGTCGTTAGCTTCCGTGGATTTGAGGACCCATGAGCACAGACATTCGAGACGCGAAACTGATCGAGTCGTGCCCGCCGTCGATCGCTGACGACGTAAACGTGCAAGCTGTCTGTCTCGCGATTGACCGACAGTTTAAAGAGACGATCGACGCGATCGTCGAGACGCTGATCATCCCAGCGATCAACACGATCACGAGCGACGATCTGCTCGAAGTGCTCGCGTGGCAGTTTCACGTTGACACGTGGTCGAACGACGACTCGATCGAGATCAAGCGTCGATTGATCATCAACTCGCTGCCGTGGCACGCGCGCAAAGGTACCCCTGCACTGCTGCAAGAAGTCTGCGACACGTTTTTTGAGCCAGGCTCAGCAGTGATCCAAGAATGGTTCGAGTACAAAGTCGATGATCAAGGCAATCTGCTGCCCCCGAATTATCCGATCGTCAATCCTGATCCACCAGTTGGTGACGGCTTGAGTTGGCACGATCGTTACCGCTTCCGGATTCTTGCTGACGAGACGACTGTCACCCCTGAGATTCAAGCGCGCGCTGAGCAATTGATCTACGCTTACAAGCCGATCAGCCGTTGGCCTGAAGCGACAGTACGCGCGCGTCGCAGCGATCTTGATATCTACTGGGGCGCAGCGAGCTTGACGTGGAAGTACATCATCGTCGATGCGCCGCCGCTCGGGGCCCCGGTCGTGAACGACTTGAGCCCGCCTGAAGCTCCGCCATTCAGCAACGTAAGGCTCGAAGTGATCGGGGCTAATTTTTTTTTTACTAGTGTCATTTATTTTAATAACAATCCAATCGTTACAAGCTTTGTCGATAGTGAGCATCTGATCACGACGAACACTTTCAATGTAGGAGACCTAGGCAACAAACCTGTTTTCGTAAGGACTAACATGGCTGATTCTAATACTCTAAACTTCATCGTCACGGTCGAGATCAACCCGATTTTGGCGCTGTTGATCCCGAACACGTCGCTCGAAGGAGAAGAGATCTCGTTCTCTGTCGAAGGTTTCAATTTTCAAGCGACGAGCGTGATCGTCTTTGACGGCGTCGAGCTCGCGACGACTTTCGTCAGCGCTAATCATCTCGATGCTGACGATTTACTCGCTGTTGGTTTGCCGCGGGTCGTCCCGGTTCTCGTGCGAACAGGGACTCTCGACAGCAACGTCGTGAATTTCGCTGTCACAGCGAAGACGATCATCACGCAATTGATCCCGAATATCTCACAAGCGAATCATACGTTGCCGATGTTGACCGTGATTGGTCAGAACTTTTTGCCGGTTTCGGTTATCGTCTGGGACGGTCTCACTGTCGCGACGACTTTCGTCAATAGCGGCGAAATTCACACGACTCTACCGTTAGATGTCGGGGCGAACGCGCGAGCTGTTCCTGTTTACGTGACTGATCCACGATTCGAGACACCATCACCTTTCACTGCTCGAACTGCTAAAGAACAAGCGAAAAAATGAAAGCGAAAGCCGATAGCAACGCGCTCGTTTTTACAGTCGAGTCGCCAGAATCGACTGCGCTGATCTATGTTGCGATCGCGAGTTTGATTTGGAAGTACGTAGTCAGTGAAGCACCGATAGCATGAGCATCAATCGACAAGAATTTACCGACGCTGGGCGCGATATGCTCGGGCGTGCTAATAACGGCGAAACACTGACGATCGCGCACGTCGTTGTTGGCGAGACTCGAGTCGCTGCGCCAGCTGACTTGTGGCCGCTCGACGTCATCCCCGGCTACGTCATGGACGTCGTTATCACGCAGCAGACAGACCAAGGCGGCGGTATTCTCTTGATCGACGCAGCGTTTAACTCGAGCCAGGCCCCGCGCGCGTTCGAGCTTTGCGGTGTCGGCGTCATGGCGCATATCGCGAACGAACCAGATCGGCTCTACTCAGTCGCGAACGTTCTCGCAACTGGCGCTGACAACGTTGACCCTGCTGTCGAGTCGATCCACGCGTTCAAGATCAAAGTCGTGATCGACCGCGCAGCGAACGTGACAGTCGTCATCGGGACGAGCCAGGATATTCTCGGTGAGAACATCGGCGCTGCGACAGTCGGGGCTGGTGTTTTCTCAGATAAGCTTGCGAACACGCTGCGCTTCAAACGTCTCGTGATGGGAACGAACATCGAGATCGTCGAAGACGCAGACACGATCACAATCAGTCAACGAACGTTGATGGTCGATGTGGATTTGTACGTTCCGACGACTCATCCAGATGCACCTAGTCTAGATGTAGCGTTCCCGACAATTCAAGACGCGTTGGATTCGTTAAGTAATATCAATATCCCGGTCGAGCGAACGGCGACTATTCATGTTCAAGGAATCAACTATTCTATAACCAACACGATTGTCGTCGAGCATCCACAGTCAGATAGAATTCAGATTATAGGAGAGACGCTTGACTATCAGATTCTCTCTATGATTTCAGGCAGTAACACACCGAATGATCATATTATTGTCCTTCAATTAGATTCTGCTGCGGGAATTGTTGTCGGTGATTTAGTTAATATATATCAGGCAGGAGGAGGAGGGAATAACTCTTCTATTTTAAAGGGAGTATTTGAGGTGACTGCCGTTGACTTAGTAGCAAACACGATTACGATCCAGGTCATTTTTAGATTAAACTTAGGAGTGATTCCAGGATTCATAGGTCGTTTATATGTTCTGAAAACTCGCATTACAGTGCCAGCAGGGGAGAACGGGATTGATATTAACGGTAAAGGTTTATTGGCTTTGACTAATTTTGGCTTTACGAGTGCAGGGGCTGCGAGCAATGGGATAATGTGTAGGAGAAACACTACCGTTGCTTTGAATAATGTCGGGGTGATGTTTTTTATTAACAGCGGGATTGACGCTGGTTATTCCTCGTCGATTCAAGGTGAGAGCATTTCGGTTGCTCGCTGTGGGACAGGCTTTTTTGCCGGTACTGGTTCTAATACCACCATAATAAATGGAGCATTAAGCTATTGTACGACTGGAGTGTTTGTCAGTCAGGCTCAAATTTTATTTAGTGAGGTCTGGAGTGTTAATTGTATAATCGGTTGGAATTGTGGCCCAGATGGTTTAATTTCATGTACAGGTAATAATGTGATTTTTTGGAGCGTTTCGATGGGTATTTCTGTTACATGGAAGTCGTTAGTCATTCTTACTGGTGCTGGTGGTGTTCTTAATGTATCTGTAGGCAATGTACAGGATATCAACTTAAATGTTCTTTCAGCGGTTGATAAAGCGGCTGGACTTCAACTGTTATGGCTAACGTCGAATCTAATAGCCCCACCATCGGGATTTTCTGCCGAGACTGGAGGGTGTTACTTAGTACCAAGTGGTTTAGTAGACGCCGAGCCCGAACACCCAATGGAGAGAGAAGACTAAAAATCATGCAAGCGAGACCACAACAGACCCGGTTTTTGCCAGACGGCGGCTCTGAGCTGCAAGAGTGGCTCAGTGGCGGGGCAGGGGAGCGCATGTGGTCGATGATCAACTACGGCCCCGGTAATCTCTGGTTCACGACGACCCCAGGCGTTGACGCTGCGCCAGGGCGCGACGACTGCGGGTTACTCTTGCAGAACGTCCCATACTCAGAAATGCCGATGACGACGAGCGTACGCTTGTCAGTCGCAGCGCAAGGCTCGCTCACGTACGCGCTCGTGACGAATCTCGCAGTGCTAGGGACAGGCGGTGGCGGCGGGGGTACCGGTGGGGTCGAAGAAGCACCGCTCGACGGCGAGCTCTACGCGCGACGTCTCGCAGCGTGGGAAGCGTTCGAGCCCGGTGGCGGCGCTGGCGGTGACTTTGTCTTAAAGACCGGCGACACGATGACTGGAGCGCTGATTATCAACAGCGATCCGCAAGCTGTGTTCGCTTTAAACGGTGAAGAGATTTGCGCGATTATTATTGGCCGGTTCAACGAACCTCGCTGGATCATAGGCGCAGCGCACCTCGCGCTACCAGATCGACCGAACGGGCTCTATTTCGCGCGAATGAACACTGACGGCAGCGCGATTCTTGATTTCCCGTTCTCGATCCGGCGCCCAGATGGTCATTGTGTTCTGCACGAGACGGAGTGCGAAGCCGCATACAAGACAGGCAATCTCGACGTCGCTGCACCGAACGAATACGTCACGCGTCATTTTCTCGAGAGCTCGCCAACGCGAATGGCCGTACTCAGAACCGGCGACACGATGACTGGGCCATTAACTCTCGAGAGCGCAGGTTTGATAATCAGAGACATGCGGCCGCCAGCGTTCGGTGATGCTGTGCTCAGGATGCAAGCGAATGAGGCTGCACTGATCGCGCTAGAAGATGCTAGTGGCGTACGCTGGTCGATGGGCGCTGGATTTGTCGTCGGCAATGATCAGAGCTTCACGATCACGAGAGGCGGGCCAATCGGGGCGATCAGAGATTTCAAAATCTCACCGACAACGGGTCGCGTTGAGGTGCGCGGTCTGATCGTTGCAGGCGATGGCAATAGCGCACCGTTACGACTAAACGGTGGGACCGGGCTCAATAGCGATTTTTCGTTCAGCGAGAGCGACACGCTCAGGTGGACGATGCTCGCGCAGTATGCCCCAGTTGGCAAAGGCCAAGGGATGTATTTCTATCGAATGAACGGGAACACGATTCTCGGTGAAGCGCTGTTCTTGTCTTACGCTGACGGGCACGTCGAGATCTCGGGCCCGCTTCAGATTCACCCGGCGACTGGTTTCGCGCAGCATATAATTCACGCGCCTGGGATGATCGAGTTTCGACGCTCCGGAGACGGGACTTGGTGGATCGCGACCGGGATGGGTTTCTTCGGTGAACCAGCGAACGATCTTGTTTTCACGCGCAGCGACGCGACGACTGCTCCATCAGCGACCCCGCTGCAGATATCTGCCGCAGACAATCACGTCACGATGATCAGGCCGACAACGCGCAGCGGCGACCCAATCGGCGACAACGAATTGACTCGACGCGCGTACATTGACGCGCGTCTCGCATTCGGCGCGCCTGGGACGATCGTCTTGAGCGGTATTGGTTGGCAAGCTGGGCAAGTCATTAACTATCGCGTCGGTCCTGACGGGCATTCGCTTCAACTTTCAGCGGTACTAAGAAACGCCGCTAATTTCGGGGCCGGTACTGCGGTCGATCTCGGAACTTTTCCAGCTAATATTCGACCACTTGCGCCCGTGCAGAATTTTATTTGTGCGTGCACTAGTAGCCCACCTGCTAACCCAACACCAGCCGACTCGATTAACTATGGTTTCTTGCTGCTCTCGAATGGCGGTCAATTACAGTTCTACCCGCGCTCTGATTTATTTGCTAACGGCCAGATCTGGATCAATCACACGTTCGCTTTAGACTTCTAAAATGTCATTCGGCACACGATACGGGTTTGGCACGGTTGTTCTAGCGAGCAACGGCACGCCCCCAATTGTCGAAGCATTGCTCCCGCGCGACGGTTCGCGCCCTATGGTCGGCGATCTCGATCTTGCGCGACTACCGACAGAAGACCAGCACGCGACGAGCAAAGAGTACGTCGATGATCTCGTCGCGACGTTCTTCCCTGACGCGCCAGTCGATGGCGTGCTCTACGCTCGACAAGACGCGCTCTGGGTACCTGCAGCGCGCCCTGATGTCGCTGACGATCGCGTGCTGCGCGCTGGCGACACAATGACCGGCGATCTGGTCATTCGCAAAACGCAGCCGTTAATCATTCTCGACGACAACCAGTTTACAGGCCAGCAACTGACACTCGGGATCGAGTTCCGTCGTTTCAATTTGAGGCTCTGGGACTTCTTCTTCGACATCCAGAACAGTCAATTTCGTCTCGCGCGCTTTCACCCTGTCACCGGCGACTATCTCGATTTTCCGTTCAGCGTCGCGTCCGTCGATGGGCGTTTGACACTGAACCCGCTAGCGGCCCCGCTGACGCTCCCAGGCGACCCTGTAGACGCTTTGCACGCTGCGACGCGACAATATGTCGATCGACTGTTCAGCGGGCAGCCAGCGCTCATTGGCGTGATCGACGCTGCGACTGGCGAATGCGCGTTCACCCCAGCGAGCGGGTTCCCGTCACCGGGCGAGTTGCCAGACCCTGCTGACACTGCGCTCGGTGCGTACTTGATCTGCACGAACGAAGGGACGATCCCGAGCGGGCCCGGCTTTGGTACGTTTCTGCAAGTCGGCGACTGGATCATCTCTGATCAATCGACATGGACGCCGCTACGTATCGGGCACGTCGCGAACATCGCGCGCAACGTCGCGCTTGTCCCCCCTGTCGAAGGCGCTGACAACGTGCAAGACGGGATCGAGAACATTTACCCACTGTTCGACCGTTATGTCACGCTCGCGACTGATCAGACGATCACGACACGCAAGACGTTCACTGTCCCGCCGCGCAGCGTTGAACCGACAAACGACGACGATCTCTCGACGAAGTGGTACGTCGATCAAGTCGTGCGCCAAGCGCTGCACGCGTGGACGACAGGCGCGAACTACGCAGTCGGTGAAGCTGTCATCTGGGACGGCATCTTGTTCACTGTCGTCACTGCGATCACGAACGCGCCCGCTGTCCCGAACTTTACGACGATCAGAGTCGCAGAGTCGCCGCAAGGCGATTATTGGTCTGGGGTACCGACGAGTTGGACTGCTAACAACTGGTTCCATCTCGCGACGTTCCCGCAATACGGCAACTATCGCTTCCAAGCAGACTGCTACGGTTCGACATGTGACACGTGTTTCATTCTCGACATCACGTATAGCTTTAATCACGCGAGCTTAAAGATTACGTCGTTTAGTGCTAACGCTGCGAGCAACGGTGTCGGCTCGATGTGGAGTCAATTCAGACTGAGCGCTCAAGGTGGCGCTAATAATCCTTTGCGGCTCGAGGCTCAATGTCGAGTTGCTGGCGCAACCCCTCAATTCAAGTTCTTCGCGTGGGGTCTTGCTCGACAGAACAACAACAACGGGCTGGTGATCCAGAAACCGCCGAATGGGCAAAACGTAGATCTCGGCGGCACTCAATACGCGCTTGTCCAGATCGGGTTTTTTCGTGATCAAGACACTGGGGGTCTCGGCGTCAACGGTGGCCAACTGCAGCTCAGAAGA